TAAATGTGTACTCCAACAAAAAGACCGGTAAGAAAAGTCAATGTAAAGAAATTTTCTCTATAATCGATAGAGAAATGCAGGACATGGGTTTTACACGAACTATGCTGAATCCGATTCCGAATATAGACGATGCCACCATTTATAGAATGGTTGGCAGATATAAGGCGGTAGTATCGACCAACAAAACAATTTATAGGAGGTAAAGATTATGGCTATTACTACCTATGGCATAACTTTGAAATGGGGAACCGACCCCGAATCTCTGACAAAAAAAGTCGACATTAAAGATTTTCCAGACCTCGGTGGTGCTCCCGAATTACTTGAAACCACTCATTTTTTGAATCCTGCTCAGACATTTGTCCTCGGCATTCAGTCTATGGATGCTATGGAGTTCACAGCGAACTACACTAAATCCGATTACGAAGCAGTATTAGCAGACGCAAATAAGAAACTGTATTATGCCCTTGAATTCGGAATAGACGGTTCGGAAGGTGTTTTTGAATGGCAGGGCGAGCATACTGTTTGGGTGACGGGAGCCGGCGTAAATGCCGTTGTTGAAATGAAAATCGGTATCGCACCTTCCACCAAGCCTACTCTGAAAACAGTTTAATGGGGGTGTAGACAATGGCTAAACAGATTACTTTTGAATTCGAAGGTAAGGAATATGTACTTGAATTTACAAGGAAGTCCATAGAAACAATGGAAAAACAGGGTTTTATCGCAAGCGAGATTGTTGAAAAACCTGTATCTACTCTACCGACATTGTTCGCAGGAGCATTCCTTGCTCATCATCGCAATGTAAAGCGTGAGGTAATTGACAAGATTTTCGACAAACTCACCAACAAGCAAGAGCTGATTGCTAAGCTGGCTGAAATGTATAACGAACCCATCATGGCTCTTATGGATGAACCGAGCGAAGATGAGGGAAACTTGAACTGGGGAGCGAACTGGTAAACTCAGCTCCCCTCCCTACTTATACCGAGCAATTTTACAAACACTTTCCATTTTATTTGTCAATAGGTATGACCTACGACCAGTATTGGAATGACGATTGTGAATTGGTGGTTTATTACCGTAAAGCTAACGAGTTGAAAAACGCTCGAAAAAATCAAGAGTTGTGGCTTCAAGGAATGTATATCTACGAAGCGTTATGTTGTGTGTCACCCGTATTACATGCTTTTGCTAAAAAAGGTACGAAACCACACCCGTATCGGGATGAACCTTATCCCATCTCGGCTGAAGAAATCAAAGAGCATAAGGAAGCTATGGAAAAAGCAAAACGGAAAAAAGCGATGGCTGCTTTTATGACATGGGCATCGCAACTGGATTTACCAGATAAGGTTGAACGAGAGGAAGTGAGTGTAGATGTCCACCACGATTGATAGTTTGCAAATAGAGATAACTCAAAACTCACAACAAGCGGTGAACGGCTTAGATGCGTTAACCGCTTCTCTCGGTCGGCTCAGAGCAGCATCCAAAGGTGGAGTGGGTCTTACTGCTGTAAGTAATCAGCTCAAGAAATTAAACGATGCTGTGAATACGATGCAAGACCCCTCCACCAAAATATCTCAGCTTGTTTCTGCATTGAAGCCGTTAGAGTCTATAGGCAAATCCAACCTTAATTCTACGATAAATTCACTGAAAAAGTTGCCGGAACTTACTAAGCAATTAGCAGCTATTGATATGGGTGCGTTTGCTACTCAGATAGATAGGGTTGTTTCGGCGTTGAAGCCGTTGGCTACCGAGATGAATAAAGTTGCAGCCGGGTTTAGTGCATTTCCTTCCCGAATTCAAAAACTTATTATACAGAACGAAAAGCTCTCCGCATCCAATGCTAAGGCTGCTAAGTCTTTTGGCATCTTGGGGACGGGCATAAGCCGTTTACAAGCTAAGTTCGGAGTTTACTATTTGGCGTTTCGAAAGCTCACTTCTCTTGTAAGAGGCTGGGTTAGTGAGAGTAATAATTATGTTGAGAATTTAAACCTTTTTAGAGTTTCCATGAGAGAGGCTGCAGATGAGGCACTGGATTTTGCCTACAAGGTAAGAGACGCTTTCGGCGTAGACCCGTCCGAGTGGATTCGTTATCAAGCCGTATTTCAGAACATGGCTACTGGTTTCGGTATAACGGCGGACAAGGCAACGGTTATGTCTAAGGGTCTAACACAGTTAGGTTATGATTTGGCTACACTTTTCAATGTTGATTATGATGTGGCTATGCGGAAACTTGAAAGTGCCATAGCCGGTCAACCTCGTCCGATGCGTGAGTGGGGTTTTGATATATCGGAAACCACTTTAAAAATGGTAGCCTTAAATCATGGTATAAAAAAGAATGTAGAGTTGATGACTCAAAATGAGAAAGCCCAGCTTCGATACATTCAATTGATGGAAACGGCTCAGAAGCAGGGAATTCTCGGGAACTTTGCAAGAGAAATACATACACCTGCTAATGCGCTTCGTATTTTGAACCAACAGTTACTTCAATTAAGAAGAGCATTAGGAGACATGATTATTCCAATATTAATTAAAATAATCCCTTATATTCAAGCATTCGTAAAGGTTATTACCGATGCGGTGAGAGCGATTGCTACTCTGTTCGGATTTAAACTTCCAAAGATTGATTATTCCGGATTAGAAGGTCTTAAATCCGGAGCAGAAGCCGCAGAAAATGCTATAGGAGATACCACCGCTGCGGTTAAGAAATTAAAGAGCGTGACAACAGGTTTTGATGAACTTAATATCATCCCTCAAGATGATGGTAGCGGTTCCGGTGCAAGAGTCGGGGGAGTTGGTGCAGCGGGAAGTACAGACTTACCGCTCGAGATAAAGGCATACGAAGGTTTTTTGAGTGATATGCAGAATAAGGTTAATGAGCTAGCAGAGAAACTACAAAAGCCTTTCGAGAAAACTTTGAAACTCGCAGGGTTGATTGGCGTTGTTATCGCATCTTGGAAGATTGCCAGCGGTGTTTATACTCTGTTTACAACCGGACTCGGTGGAGTGGTTTTACCTAAATTAGTAACTTGGATTGGTAATGTAACAAGAGCATTATTTGATATGGCAAAAGGGAGTAAAGCCGCTAAAAGTGCTTTCTCATTTTTAACAGGTGGAACCACTGGAGTAATAATTGCAGGAATAGCCGCTACAGTCGCTTTGGTAGTTGCCAGAGTCATTGACCTATGGAAGAACAGCGAACGATTCCGAGATGGTTTATCGGCAATCGGAGAATGGTTTAAGGGAATCGGTAACTGGATTGTAAATACTGCCTTACCCGCTATCGGTGGTTTCTTCAAGAACATGATCCCAGAAGAGATTATTCAATCTATAGAGCGTTTCTTTAGTCAATTTGATTGGTTAGTTGAAAGGTTAGACCTTGATTTTTCAGACCTATTGATTACCCTCGGTGGAATTGCTTTGCTTTTTACTCCCGCCGCCCCCTTCGGAATAGCTCTTTTGGGGTTTGAAGCTGTAACTTTAGCTATTAGGGGGATTGGATGGGCAACATCCGATGCCATTGAAGAAGTTGACTTGTTTAGCAGTGGTATCAGTGAAGCCACGAAATCAAAGGTTCAACCGTTCGTGGAACAGATGAGGGAGTTGGACGATGTTATCACTACGCTTGATTGGACAAACATGGTTATTGACCAGTCTGTAGTAGATGATGTCGCAACGAAAGTTAAGGCAATTTCTGAAACCATCATAAACGAGCTTGATGCAGATAAGAACGAAGCTCTTGCTACTCTTGCTCCGTTGAGGAAAGCTCTCGGTGAAGAAGCCTACAATCAGTTAATTGCAGACAGTGCCGCTTATTATGACGAAATGATCGATAAGGTAAGACAAAATGAAGATCGCATCAATGAAATCGTGGCAAAGGCTAAAGCCGAAAACCGTGAGTTGACTCAGAGTGAAGCCGATGAAATCGACCGCATACAGTCCGAAATGATGGATATCGGTATCATGCATCTTTCTGAAACAGAGATTGAATACCGAAGGATTATGAATCGTATGAAGGATAACTCGATTCATACCTCTTTAGAGCAAGCAAGCGAAATTATTAAGAACGCTCAGTTGACCAGAGATGAAACTATTGAGGCAGCAGAAACTCAATATGCGAAAGTAGAACTCGAAGCTGAGAGGATGCTCGCTGTGGGTGCAATAAACGAGGAACAGTATAAAGCAATGATTGATGCCGCAGCCCAAACCAGAGATGAAACGATTGCTGCTGCTAACGAGCAATATGACACCATTTATAACACAACCACTACTAAGCTCGGCGATGCGGCTAAATATATCGATGCTACTACCGGTGACATCAAGGGGAAGTGGGAAGTGATCTGTGATGATATTGCCGCTTGGTGGGATACAACATGGACTGACATCAAAAATCGTTTCACAACATGGGGTGAAGAAATAGAAAAAGGTTGGGACAGCTTTAAGAGCACATTCAAAACCGGATGGTGTGCGTTTTGGAACGACATCGGTAACTTCTTCATCGATATATGGAATGGCCTCATTGGTGGACTTGAGGATGCTATAAATTGGATTATCGATGGAATAAACGACTTAATCGATAAATATAACGAAGCTGTATCCAAAATTCCGGGAATTGGTAGTAAGATAACCGTTTCTAACATTAATGGCGTATCATTCGATAGGGTTTCACGGCTTGAAGTTCCTCAGTTTGCATTAGGTGGATTCCCCAAAACAGGAGAGCTGTTTATCGCCCGTGAGTCCGGTCCCGAAATGGTTGGCTCTATCAGAAGTAGAACGGCAGTAGCGAACAACGACCAGATTGTCGAGGCGGTTTCTCAAGGTGTATTTGAAGCGGTTGTTGCTGCTATGCCTAAATACAATGAGCAACCGTT